CACAAATGCAAAAAAAGGATTTAGCTCAGATAACTTCTCACCTAATGCCCTCAACGATTTCGTTAATAACGGATAGTGGGTTAATGGTGAAGCCAAGAGAGGCTTGGACGGAAGGCACTAACATACGTACAGCAGTAAAACACAATCCCGAAATAGTTAGGGGTTGGATAATGGCTGAAGTAGGTAGGCTTATAAAAGACGTAGACGCAAACAAAACTATTTCGTCTGACGAAGAATTACAATTTTGCTGTAGATCAATACTAGACGAACACCCTACACTAAAACTCGAAGAATTAAGAGCTTGTTTTAATATGGTGCGTCAAGGCAAATTCGGCAAATTATTTGAGCGTTTGAAGTCAGCAGAAATTTTAGAATTTATACGTCAGTACGAAGGTGAAGTAAGGACGGAAGTAATGAAGCGACTACGTGAAGAGGAACGCAACCAAAGGTTTGAAACTCCTGAAAAGCTAGAGCCTCTAAATTTAAGTAAACGATTAGCTGACATTTTAAATGACGACACTCCACTACCTAAACCAAAAGGTCAGGGATTAGGAGCTAGACTAAAAAAGAGATTAGGTACTAATGATTGACTTAAAATAAAACAATAGATATGGCATCAACTAATATAAATATGCTTCATAGAACATCAAACAATTCTAATTCTGATGAGTGCTACACCCCAAAAGAAGCAATAAAACCACTATTAAAGGAATTAAAAAGAGATAAGGTTTATTATGACTGCACAAGCAATACTTCATCAAACATTGTAGATTTTATGAATGACAATGGTTTTGTTTGTAAATCAAGTAATGGTAGGGATTTCCTAACTGATGAAGTACCAAAAGATATTGATATAATTATAACAAACCCTCCATATTCGAAGAAAGATAAGTTTATTGAAAGGTGCTACGAAATAGAAAAACCCTTTGCACTATTACTCCCCGTATCAAGTATTCAAGGTCAAAAAAGAGGGGCGATGTTTAATGAAAAAGGTATTGAGTTACTTGTGTTAAATAAAAGAGTAGATTTCACGGGAAAGGGAAGCCCACACTTTGGTGTAGCGTGGTTTTGCAGAGGAATTTTAGATAACAAGTTAATGTTTAAGAAATGAAGAATAAAAAAATAAAAGACTTGGTAAGAGAGGGTATGATTACTCTTGTTTTAATAGAATTAAAAGGAATATTGCTGCAAGGAGAGTATGCTAAAACTAAAGAAGACTTACTAGAAAAAGTACGAAAAAAGATTGAGGAATATGAAGGGTATGACTGAGGCAAAAACTAGAGAGTTATTAAACTCGCTGTTTAACCTTAACCTTAAAAAAGCTAAAGGTAAATTTTGCTCTTACGATGCAGAGGACTCAAAGCATATAGTAGAAATAAAAAATAGACGTAGCTATTACCCGACTAAAATGATAGAAGCGTCTAAGCTATTTACTAATTTTCAAAAGGCTCAAAAGTCAAACAAGTATTTTATTTATGTAGTGACGGATAAAAAAGGCGTTTTTATTTTTAACATAAGCAAACGAATTGACGACATAGTTGCTCTAGGTATTCAGAAAAGTGAGCAGCCTGCCTCAACGGATTTTAAGGACGACTCTATAATTTACAAGTATTATTATAATTTACCTGAAGAAATGGTGTGTGAAAGCAGGTTAATAGAGTAATTGTTTTATATTAGTAGATTGGTTAAACATTTGATGTGTATAACTGTGTTTGTTTATTTAAGGAGAGGGGCATTTTGCCTCTCTCTTTTTTTGTAAATTACTATATGGCTAAACGAGCGACTGAGGTAAAAAAACTAGACCAGGCTTTAAGTAAGTACGTAAGGTTTAGCAATGCAGATAGGCACGGCAACGTCTCTTGCTTTACTTGTCAAAAATTAGTTGATTGGAAATACGAGTGTGATTGTGGGCATTTTCAAAGTAGGTCGAAGTATAGTACAAGGTGGTTGTATGATCCTGACAACGGACTAACCAACGTACAGCCCCAATGTAAATTTTGCAATTTGACTAACGGAGGACAACAATGGTTGTTCGGTGCTAGGTTAGATGCGGTTTATGGTGAAGGTACGGCTATGAAAATTGTGAGAATAAGTAACGAGACACGCAAATTCTCAACACAAGAAATAATTGAAATGAGAAAGGAGTTTACAGATAAATACAATGAGCTGTGTAAGAAAGTTCTTTGAAGATAACTACGACGAACTCCTTAAAGTTGCTACTCGATATGTAAAAGAAAACGGTGGCGACCTACTTAACGACCTTGCTATTTTCTACTTAGAAAAGCCTAATGAAAAGCTAGAAGAGATGTGTAAGAAAGGAGAGCTAATGAGTTATATCTGTCGCACTATGGCAATATGTGGATTTAGCAAAACAACTAGGTATTACTATAAATATCTAAAACATAGAGAGAAGCTAGTTAATTACCCTTTAGCTTTATTAAGAACAAAAGAAGAGGTTATTGAAAACGAAAGAGAACCTAAAGAAACTTTAGATTTTATAAATAGTATATTGCAAGAAATAGATTGGTTTGAATCAGAAGTATTTAGAATCTATTATATGCACAATCATTCATTAAAAACATTATCCGATGCAACAGGAATCAGCAAAAGCACCCTCTACAACGCCCTCAGAAAAGCCCAAGAAGAAGTCAAAGAAAAAGTCAAAAGGCTTGGGAGATACGATAGAAAAAATAACAGAAGCGACAGGAATTAAAGCGGTAGTTGAAGCCGTAGTAGGTGAGGATTGCGGATGTAGTGAGCGCAAGGAGTGGCTTAACAAACGCTTTCCCTATGCAGAAACTATGTCAGACAAAGACAAAGAATTATTTGAAACTATACTAAAACCTGCTAAGGAACGTAATAAGCTATACGGGGGTGAGATGCAACTTGTAGTAGATATGTACGAGCGTGTATTTAAGATGCGTAAAAAGAAGAGCAGATGCGGTTCGTGTATGCTAGGCTACCTTAACGAACTAGAAAAGGCATACGAGGCTGCGTGTGATGAATAAGATTCTATGCCCTGCTATATTTGACGGATATACCCGTAGAAAGGATAGAAGCGTAAGCCTACGATTTATCACACAGGAAAAGACCTCTGCTGAGATAATGGATATAGACGCTACGCTAGATCAATTTGGCATACTCTATTTTAGAGGTGAGGAAAAGATGAACGCTGACGAGATTGAGGAACTTGACAGCATAGACTTAGACGTATATGACGAACCCAAGTCACAGTCACAACGACTAAGGAATGTTTTATATATATTATGGAAGCAGGAAGGTGAAAGAGGGGACTTTAAAAAATACTATAAGCAAAAGACTGAAGAGATAATACAACACTTCAAAAATAAATTAGACGTTGAATTATAGCATAATCTATTGTAAACAACAATAAAAAACAATGCCATTTACTAAAGGAGAATCGGGAAACCCTACAGGACGACCAAAGGGTACAAGCAACATAGTTACTAAAGAAGGTCGTGAGTTATTTATTAAGATAATGGACGGACAGGTAGAGCATATAGAAGAAGAACTTGCACTACTAAGGGAGCAAAGCGGAGAAAAATACTTAAAGGCTTTAGCTTCACTATTTCCCTACTTTATGCCTAAGATGGTAGAAACTAAAATAGAGATTAACGAACCACGAACAGAGCCTAGTTGGTTTGCTGAGGTATTGGAACGTGAGGATCAAAAAGACGATATAAATGAGTGAGATAAAAGACGTAGATTTTGTAGAGCAACAGGAGTACAACGTACTACAATTAAATGACTATGCAGACTGCCTAGTAGGTATAACGCACGAGGCACGCCCAAGAGCTATTTATAGCCTGAGCAAGATACTTGACAAAATTAAGAAGACTAAAAACTGCGGTAGAGATTCAGCCTTTAAGGAGTTTGAATTAGAAATACGTATGCCTTTATTTGAGCAGCGCAACGCACCAGTTTACTTAAACGACATAGAGGTATGATGGTGCAAGGCTTTTGCTTCGGAGTTATTTTTGTGCTTACGCTTGCAGACTTAGTTTACAAGATTAACCACTACGACCAAGTAGACACTAACAACGCTGTGTGTGTTCTGTTTTCTTTAGCAGGTGTGATAGCTTCACTATGGTAAATGCAACAACCAAAAACATACTATGACCTTAAAGCGTGTAAGAAAAGAGTAGCTGTTTTTCAGGGGGGTACTCGTAGCGGTAAAACGTATTCTATTATCCAGGTGCTTATTGAGTTTTGCTACCACAATAGAAATTCAGGTTGGCTTATTACTGTAGTACGAAAATCTTTCCCAAGTCTTAGGGCTAGTGTGCTACGAGATTTTATTCATATCTTAAAGCACAACGACTGGTATGACGAGCGTTACCATAACAAGACAGAAAGCACTTACGACCTATGGGGTACTAAATGGGAGTTTATAAGCATAGACCAACCACAAAAGATAAGAGGTGCTAAACGTAATATCTGTTTTATAAATGAGGCTAACGAGCTACACCTAGAAGATTTTAGGCAACTTGTTCTACGTACTACTCATAGAATGATTTTAGACTATAACCCCTCAGACGAATACCATTGGATATACGATGAGGTTATACCTAGAGACGATGCCAACTTTTACAGAAGTACGTACCTAGACAATCCGTATTTAGGTCAAGACACTATAGACGAGATTGAACGCTTAAAGGAAACTGACGAAAACTATTGGAGAGTTTACGGATTAGGTTTAAGAGGTAAGAGTAGGGAAACCATATTTGAAACTAGCATATACACCGAGCTACCTGAGAAGGCAAAGCTAGTAGCGTTTGGTTTGGATTTTGGTTTTTCAAATGATCCAAGCGCACTAGCTAAAGTGTACCTATGTGACAACGGACTATATATAGAGGAAGTAATTTATCAGGGTGGTTTGACAAATAGTGACATAGCAGAAAAGCTAACTGAGTACGGAGTAGGTAGGCACGACGAAATAATAGCAGACAGCGCAGAGCCTAAAAGTATAGAGACTATACATAGATTAGGTTTTAATGTCAAACCCTCAAAAAAGGGCGCAGATAGTATAAGAGTCGGAATTGACACGATGCGTAGACACAAGCTACATATAAAGCACGATAGCCTAAACGCACAAAAGGAATTTAGAAATTATAAGTGGAAGACTGATAAAAACGGAAAGATGCTTAGTACACCTGTAGACGCATACAACCACCTTATAGACGCAGTTAGGTACGTATGCCTCAATAAGATACTTAGACGAACAGGTAAATACTATATACAATAATATATACACCATATACATAATATGTCACAAGTAAATATAAAAATACCTGAAAGCTATGCAGACGTAACGGTACGCCAGTATAAGCGTATGATGCAAATGTGGAATGACACAGACGACGCAAGAGAAGCTGCCCTTAAAGCTGTAGCTGCCCTTTGTGATTTAGACCGTGAAGTTTTAGACTACGCAGATTCGGGGGACGTAAGCAAAGTAATAGAGGATTTATTGTGGCTTGTTAAAGAGCCTAACCCTTTAGCTATGACTTTACCTCTTCAGCGTATAGTAAAACTCAATGGTGTGGAATATGGATTTATACCTAACTGGACAAAACTGACAGTAGGGGAGTTTGCCGACCTTGAGTCCTACTCTTCTAAAAACCTATTTGAAAACCTAGAAAAGGCGTTAGCAGTATGGTATAGACCAATAACAAAAAAGAAAGCCGACGACAGTTACTCTATAGAACCTTACGAGCCACACTTTACTAAACAAGAAAAAATGCTCGATATGCCTATGGACGTTGTGGTAGGTGCGATGGTTTTTTTTTATCGTATAGAAAGGAGATTAGCAATAGATTCTCGCCTCTCTTCAATACGACAGTCGAAGAAGAATCTGAAGATAAAGTCCACAACAAATGGGGTTGGTATGGTATAATGTACGCTTTAGCAGATGGAGACATAACTAAAATGAATGCGGTAACTCTTATATATATAGAAGAAGCACTAACTTTTTTGTGCTATGAAAAAGACTTAAACATACAAAATAACGTAAAGCTAAATGCAAACAGTAGTAGACATTAACGAGGTATTTCAAACTATAGTGAGCAACCATAAGCAGCTCAGGCAGTTTTACACCTTTAGTTTAGACGAAATAGATATAGACAAAATTGACGTAAACCTATTTCCTTTGCTTTACGCTCAATGTACTGGTGCGTCTATTGACGGAGGGGTAACGGTATTTACATACGAGGTTATAATAGCCGACTTAGTTATAGAAAAACAAAGCGACCTACTAACACAAGTGTACGCTGAAACGCTACTTATTATGCAGGACGTAATAGCTCAGTTTGTTTTGAGTATGAATAGTCAGTCTGTGCTAGATAACGTAACGCACCATTGGGGCTTTGAAACTCCTTTGGCTTGTGATCCGTTCACAGCAAGGTTTGATAATATGCTAACAGGTTGGAGTACGTCTTTTGAGATAAGAGTGCCTAACGCATTAGACCTCTGTATTGCGCCTTATTAGACTTGACATAACACTATTAGACGGACTGGCTACTATTAATATGCCTGCTCTTACAAAAGCGTTTGATAAATTTGCTAAGGAGGTAATGCGTCGTGCAAGGATATCGTTATCTAAGGCAGGCAAAAACTCAACAGGTAATTTATCTGACAGTCTTGCTAGTGCTTTGTATGTAGACAAGAGGACTAATAAAATTACATTAGACTTTAACGCTCCCGAAGCACCCTACTGGGAATTTGTAGATCAGGGAGTAAAAGGTAGTTTTAGTAAAAAGAAAGCTCCAAACTCTCCCTTTCAGTTTGGTTCGGGTTCAGGACAGAAAGGAGGGCTGCGTAATGGGATAAGAGAGTGGATAGCAAACAAACCCATTAAGCAATGGAAAAGCACTAAGAGTGGTCAGTTTATCTCTTACGACCAAATGACGCATTTAATTAGTAGAGCCGTTTTTCAGTACGGAATAGCACCTACTTACTTTTACTCAGGCTCACTAGAGCGCACGTTCAAAAAATACAAAGGGAAATTAGAAGACGCAATTATCGAAGATTACGAGGTGTTTTTCGCAGACAACTTTAGCAATAATTACACAATAGAAATTACTATATAAATGGCATATACAGTAGACCAAAGTTCAGGCACAGGATTACAGGGTGCGTGGGACGACATATTTTACGTAGTGCGTGACACTACAAACTACAACGCTCCAAAGTTTAGATACATTTTACAAGTAACTATAGACGGGGTAGTTATAGGCAAGTTCAAGCAATTACCGAATAATAACGATTGCGCAGTGTTTGATATTGGGGGCATTGTTTCACCTTACGTTTACCAAGACGAAAACATAGCTCAACTAGGTTTAATTAATCCTGACGGAAGCGTAGGTACAACAAAGATTTTTGCTACTAATGAAGATGCTATTAAAACAATAACGATAGATTTTGGTTACGAAAAAGCAGCCGACGCAGACTCCGCACCTACAGAAACTATGGGCGCAGCAGCGCAAACTACATTTAAAGTAATTAATGGCACTTTAAGAAAACAAACCTCAAACTCTGATAGTACAAATAGTGCAACTAATTTTGCCTTAATAAATACCAATGGTCATCTTTTGTCTACAGCCAATACTTTTGGAACTGTAATAACTCAATATGTAATAGACGGGCAATATGGTGTTATGGCGTTTTTAAATGGGGACGACGTAGGTAGCGACGACTGTAACTATTTTCACGTTACATATAAGTCTGCAAGCGGTGTAACTTTACAAACTGGTTACTTTCAAAACAACTCTACTAATGGTGGCTACACACCGGCAGCAAGTCTTTCTGACGAGCGTAGTTTAATATATTTTGGGTGTTTTCCAGGCAATCTACAATCACAGGGCATAGACACAAACCTAAGACCTGACAGCGTAGCGAATTGGGACTATTACGAAGTGCAAGCTGCTAGTAGCACAACGCTCTCAGGTAACGAGTCAAGCAAAGTATATAAGTTTAAAAAGTTATGTGACACTAGGTATAACGATCTAGACAGCACTTACAATAATTATAATGGTGAATATTTTTTGTATTGGTGGAATGAGCTTGGTGGAGTAGATAGTATAGTAATGGACGGTGCGTCACAAGTAGTACAAAACATAACTAGGGAAAATTTTACTCAAATAGGTGGTAATGCGTTTAATGCAGGCAATACTATAAAATATAGAAGAAGACCGTCTGAAGGTGGTATGACTACTGCAAGCAATTCTACAATAACGCAAATTACTTTAAACACTAGAGCCTTAAACCCTGAAGCTCTAAACCCATTAATACAATCTTTAGCAAATAGCGAAAGGGTGTTCATATACAATAGACCTATTCAGCAACCGAGAGCTTTAGGTAAAACGGCTGCTTTTGTAAGGTGTGTAGTGGTAGACCAATCTGTATCTTATAAAACAGCAATAAACGACAAGGTAGCTAACTATAGTATAACAGTTCAAATTTCACGTAAAGCACCTAGTAAAATATGATTAGAATAGAAGCGTCTAACCAAGCAGGTACAGAAATATTTAACCTTGACGTACAAGAAACTCCTGTAGAGTTTAACTACTCTGTGCAAGAACTTAGAGATATTTCCAACGTGAGGTCGCCTCACTCTCTTAGGTTTAATATGCCTATGACTGACAACAACAATAAGTTTTTTGGTCAGTATTACAATGTAAATTTTGATAGCGAAAGTTTTGACGCAGGCGTAAAAACAAACGTACAAGTGTTTGATGCAGGCGTGCCTATTATGGTAGGCGTATTGCAACTTCACTCAGTTACTAAGTCACTATCTAAATTCGAGGTTAGCGTACTAGCAGAAGTAGCAAGTTTCTACGATGCGGTTAAAGACTTGTCGTTTTCAGAGATATTTATTACAAGCGCAGGATTAGTAGACACAGACTTAGATCACGCTTTAACTGCTGCAAACATAACTACAAGTTGGGACACAAGTAACGATATAACTACAGGTGCGGTAGGTGCAGGCGTTATAGTTTACCCACTTTCAGATTGGGGTTTAAATGTTCACGATACTTGGACTTTTGGATTTACTCACAATGGAAATACAACGGATAATAGTGGTATGGGTTTTGGCACTAATTCGGCAGGTGGTCAGCTAACTCCGCAATGCTTTAAACCTGCTATACGTATAAATTGGCTACTTAATAGAATAGCACAAAAGGCAGGCTTTACTATAAGCTCAGACTTCCTATCTAATGACGTTTCTAACCTATATATGTTTTTAGCTACTGAAGTAGAGAGAGCTGTAGGTAGACCTGTCTATGGTGCTAGGGTAGGGCTAGAAGGAAGCTTTGTTTTACCGACAGGCTACGCTCAAACATTTATACCTTTAACAAATGAAACTGCACCTAACAATGACGTAGACGCAACTTTCTTAGGTGGCACTTTTGTCGCACCCGTAGCAGGTACTTATCACTTCCAAGCGCAAGCTGTAGTCTCTGCAAATACTTTACCCGATACAGGCGACTATGATATTGGAATAAGAATTATAAAAAACTACGCTCCGCTTAGTATAGAAGATCCATTAGTTATTTATGGTCAGAGTTATACGCTACAATATGGTGGTACGTTTAATTGTCCTACAAACGTATTTCAAGTAAGTTTAGACGCAGGCGAAACTTTGTCAATGTTTATAAAGTCGTCTAGTCAGAACCAAGTTCAGATTTTAGAAAACTCAGGCGACAATTATACTTTCCTTACTCTTCTGTCGTACACTTCAACAGGCACGTTTGTAGACGTATCAGAGAACTTTCCCGATATGAAAGTAGGAGAGTTTTTAACTGAAATATTTAACAGGTTTAATCTAGTTATTTATAGCTATCCCGATAGCCCTACAGTATTATATGTAGAACCTTATAATGACGTTTTAGACTCTACCTCAGAGAAGTACGATTGGACAGAAAAAATAGACTCAGACACTATTATAGTTTCTCCTACAACTAAATTTCAAAAGAAGTCTATAACCTTTGAGGATGGAGAGGGGAAAGACTGGAAAAATGATTGGTGGCAAAAGCATTACGGATATGTAAAGGGTAGATGGATATACGAAAACGACAACGAGTTTGCTGTAGGCAACCAAAGAATAGGCGGTGGTTTTCAACCTTTACGATTAGCTACTATACCTGAAAGTCACTACAATTCAGGAGGTGCTACACAAATACCTAACGTGCTAGTACCTAGACTATACGACGCAGGCTTTGACACGCAACTTACTAAAGAGTTAGTAGAAGCTAAACCTATACTAGCTTTTTATCACGGCAAAAAAGATATAGGCAATAGCCGTGAGTTTAGAGTAGGGGGGTACTTTAGTGGCTCTGTAGACGTAAGTCAATACCCTTTCTTTTCAGAATATAATACAAGTCCTGTAACTACTGCTTCTATAGGATTATCGTGGGCTTTAAATTGGGGTGCAGAGCAAGACCATCCACTAATCAATGAAGGAGACACGCCAGGAGTTTCTAATATGCATTGCTTTAGAAAATTTTGGGCAAGAAGACTTTACGAGGAGTATAGTGGTGACTCACGCTATATGACTTGCGAGGCATACCTAACGCCTCTCGACATATATAGGCTAAAGTGGAATGACGAAATATTTATAGATAATTGTTGGTGGAGAGTAGTGAAGGTATCTAATTTTTCTACAGGGCAAGTTAAACCTGCCAAACTAGAATTTCTGAAAGTTATACAAGCTAGTGCTTGGAATAAAACTGTAGAGTGTGGATCATATCCATCTACCTTTAATGTAGACGGTACAGTAAACTTTGTAGACTTAGTTACAGGTGCGTCTGTTAGTCCTACTGAAGCGTGTTGTACGGAAAACGGATTTATTTGGGACAATACAAACTCAGTATGCTTTTGGTCGTCAGGCACTTCAAGTGGTGGTTCTCCTAATGGTGGGGGTACTAACCCATATATATCTGACTTAAAAAACGCTAATGCTACAAACATTAACAACATAATAGGTGGCATTGCGGACGCACAACCTAAGTCAATAACGACAAGCAACGATTTATTTGCTAGTAAACAGTCATTTCAAATGAGTTGCAAAACAAGAGATGCAACTAATACTACAGCAAAAACTTCTATTGATTTAGACGAGTTTCTATTAGAGCTAAACTCTGTCTATTTAGTAAATATAGATATTATAACCGTAGAGACAGGAGGAACGTCGGGTACACCTGGCGACGCTATGACTATGCGTTATCAAGGTACTATAGCTAATCAAGGCGGTACGTCACGTAGCGTAGGTCAAACTTTAATAAGTTCAGCTAATGACGCAGGCGTTACTAGGACAGTTACCATAAACCAAAAGCAAGATGCTACAGGAAGAGTGTCTACGTGGCAAGTGTTATGTGCAGGAGAAGCAAACGTAAACGTATCGTGGATATTGGACGTAGAAATTTTGCAATTATCATACGACGATATTGGTGAATTAACACCCCAAGCAATTTGGAATTTACCAAACGATCCGCTTATTTATTTAAATACGTCTACTAGTCAATACCTAGCTTGGAACTTATAATGGAACATTGGATAAATAGAATAGGTTACGGATTGCCTAGCGCAATAATTGTCGGACGCTCTTATATGTATAAGAGAAGCCCTCTATATAAAGTATGGTATGGTAGATATGATGCCAATACGAGTATATGGGTTAAACTTAAATTGATAAAAGACAATGGCAAAAAAAGCTAAACTAGATATGACGGTGGATGTGGTAAACAACACCGAAGCAGGACTTATAGAGGTTGAAAAGTCAGTTGATAGGACAGCTAAGTCAATGCAGAGGGCAGGCAAAAAAACGTCTAAGGATTGGGGTGGTGTAAGTGACTTGTTTTCTACTCTTCTCCCAAGAGGTATGCAGAGGACTATACGTTCATTTAAGTCTACGGGGCGTAGTGTACAAAGGCTTTCTAAGGGTTTCAAAGTTTTACGTGGGGTTTGGGCAGGATTAGGTATTGGAGCTTTAGTCGTTGGACTTGAAGCCCTCATAACAAATTGGGATAAGATATCGGAGGTTCTTGGGCTATCTAATGCTGAATCAGAGAGAAAAGAAAAGTTAAATAATAACATAGCTTCTAGTCAGAAAGAACTCACAGCAGATTTACAGAGATATTTGTGGGTAATAGGAGATATTAGTAAAACTGAAGAGGAAAGAAAATTAGCGATAGAAAGAGTAAACAGTGCTTTAGGAAACGTAATTGATACGGAAGCAGATGCCAACGACCAAAGAAAAATAGCCTATGAACTCCTAGAATTAAAGAAAGAGCAAATTGCTGCTGAGGCAAACGAAATAGATGCTAAGAACAAACTTCTTGAGCGTGGTGCAGAAATAGAGACTGAACTCAACAGATCCACATATCTTGGCGCAAGAGAGAGGATGGCTCTTGAAAAGGAGGCAGATAAATTAAGATTGGAACATATTATTGCAGGTGAAGCGTTAGTAGCCATAGAAGCTAAAATAGCTAAAAGAATAGATGATACAGCCAATGCCGTAGCTAAAAGAAATGATGCAGAAAAGCAGGCAGAAAGGACTAAAGCCGAATCTACAAAACAAGCAGAGGCTAATGCAAAATATATTGCTAACTTAGAGAAGACTCTGAGTGAAGAGATTATGCTTGCTAAAATAGAAGACGAAGAGAAGCGAGCATTGAAAGTTTTGGAGTTACGCTCCATAGAGGAGTGGGAAAAAGCGTATAGGGCAGAGGCTTCTGACGAGTTGTTAAATCAAATTACAGAAAAGTATCTTATAGATAAAGCTGATATAGAAAAGCAATTTAGAGAATCAAAAGAAGAGGAAGACGAAGCTGCAAGGCAACAGGCATTAGCTGACGAGCAAGCGTTAGAGGACGAGTTGTATCTAATAAGTTTAGACAGCCAAGCACGAGAAGAATTAAGGGCTATGCAAGAATTTGACAGAATGATGGCTCAGGCTGCTGAAAATGGTGAGCTTATAAAACAAGCTGAACAACATCTACAGGACGAATTAACACGTATACAAAAAGAAGCTGATGATGAGAGACAGCAACAGGCAGATGATAATGCAGAGTTTGAACAGAAATTAAGGGAAGCGTCACAGAAGCGAGCATTGTCTACAACACGAAATATGTTTGGAGCAATGGAGGCAATGGCTGAAGAAAATTCAGAAGCACAGAAAGCCTTTGCTATTACGGGCGTACTTTTAAATCAGGCTCAAGCGTTAGCTAACGGAATAAAAACAGCAGGACAGTCTAGTCTTACAGTTTGGGACTATATAGGAAATATAGCTGTTATTACTTCGGCAGTTTTAGGTTCGTTTGTTAGTATTAAGTCAATCCTTAACGAAGCTACTGACGGTGGTGGAGGTAATGTTGGAGGTGGCGGTGCGCCACGACCACAGATTACTCCTTTAGTGCCTACAGGCGTAGCTCGATTAGACTCTCCGTCAGGAAGCGGAAATAACCAAGCGTTTGTAGTACAAAGTGAGCTTGAGGGTGCTAACTTAAACGCTACAAATATGTACGGACAGACTTCACTTAATCCTGGATAAACAGGTATATATAGATTAATATAAAACAACTTAAAGATGGAAGTAGAAATTTACGGAATAGGAGTAGACGAGCTAGAAAATTGGATTATGGACTGGTTTGCAAATCAAGATTATATGGAAGGATTAGATTCCTTGTATATGGATTTTTTTCAAGGTTATATTACTCTAGGTTGGACGGATAGGTTACAGTCAGTGTATTTTGATTGGTTATTAGAAGACCTAGAAAAAGAATATAGAAATATAGAAATAAGTTAAACAACTTAAATGGCATTAGTAGATAAAATAATTAGAGGGCTTGAGCAAGACGGTCATTATGGTATGGAAGGTACTGAAAGTTCTTCAGAGTTTATTTTTAATGTAGACATAGAGGATAATCATATAGACGACTTCCTTAAAGATTTAGATAATGCTCTATTGTATTTAGGATATTCACCTTTAGATTTTGACGGAGTTGAAATAGATAGGCTAGGAAAGTCACGCTATGATCCTGAAGAATTTTACATATCAAATTATGAAGTAATACTATACAAAGACCTTTACTAAAACAACAAAAAGATGACAGATTCAATAGACGTTCCTAACGAAGATTTACACGACGCTTTAGATATTGTAGATGAAATGGGGTATAGCAGAAATGTAAAAGATTATTGGCAAGCAAGTATATCTTTCAGTACAATTTGGTTTGAAGGATTAACTGGTTACGAGGTTGTTGATATACTCCACGAATTTGAAGATAACGGTATAGACGCAAATCTTTCTTTACCCTTCTAAAAAAACTTAAAAATGGTAAAAGAATTTACGGTATTAGACGAAACAGTCCTGGCAATTGAAGATTTTATATATGATAATTTTTACGACTACGAAAAAGTTTTTGATGGTATAGAAATATATGAAGATATGCAGGGAGGAGTAGTTATTGAAATTTACAATAGAAACTTGGGGGTAGATTTATATGAGTTATTTTATAATGAAGGATTTGAGGTTATTGCAGATAAAGATTACTAAAACAACTTAAAGATGGCTAACAGAAAATTAGTAGAATTACTTATAGAAGAGGACGGAGACGCTTTTGGCGTTGAGGCTATTAGCCTTGTAAAGTTTCCTGCAATAGAGGAAAACTTTGTATTCTTTTCTAAAGATAAAAAGCAGAAGGCTTTAAGTCTTGCAGCTATCGACGAAGAGAAGCGCACGCTTATTGGTGCAGCTTTGATCCCTGACAAAAACATACCTCGTTATGACGAAATGAATGACGAAGAGTATGACGTTTATTTCTCACAGGAAACGGTTAAACTAGCTTCAGAGCTTTTTCTAAAGTCTAACCGAACAAACGAGCATACGTTTGAACACCAGGAAAAAGTAGACGGTGTGAGCGTGGTTGAATCGTGGATAGTTGAAAACCCCGATATGGATAAGACCAAGCACTATGGACTAAGCCTACCTAAAGGAACTTGGGCTGTGCGTGTACACGTTGCTAATGACGAAATGTGGAACGCTGTAAAAGACGGTGAAATTCGTGGGTTTTCTATAGAGGGCTATTTCCTTGACTCAGTAGAAGAAATGTCTACTAAAGTAAAAAAGTCAGATATGAAAAGTATAGTAAAAAGAATGTGGCACGCAATTAAGCGCAAGTTCTACGCAGAGGTAAAGCTAGAAAATGGAATGGTGTTAGCTACTGAAGACGAAAGTCTTTCAGCAGGTTCTACAGTATTTACCCTTGACGACGAGGGGCTACCTATTGAACTTAACAACGGAAAGTATAAAACCGAAGGGGGCGTAGAGCTAGAAGTATTTGAGGGTGTTCTTATTGAATACGACGGTGAGGTAAAAGAAGTCGAAGAAAAAATTGAAGAGAAAACTGAGGAAGTAGAAATGGAAAAAGTGGAGCTTGACAAAATGAAGGTGCAATACTACAGAGCCTTATTAAAAGTTAGATTTAAGCAAATGTTTGGTAATTACCATAATTTTGCTAACTTAGAGGACGAATACGTAGAGCTTGCAGAGTACCCCTGGGACGAATGTATAGCGGATCAAATGAAACGCTACGGAAATAAAGAAACCGCAGAAAAGATTTGCGGTTCAATAAAAGCTAAATACGGAAGTTAATGAGATTACAAGCAACAATAGTATTAGACAACGTGAGTATTAGTGAATTAGAGGATTTATTAGAGAATAGTGGTTTTGATGATTATTTTACTGAATTTAATTATTTCACTTCAGGTAGTGACGCTGTAATAGAAGTATATTCAGAAAACATTGAAGCAGGCTATGACACAGCAGACTTTTTAGAGGACAACGGATATTACCTAATTGAATACATAATCGAATGAGACTAGAAGGTCAAATAATAGTTTACACAGCAAGGGTAGATAGGATTGAAAGTCTTATTGCTGACAGCAGTTTAGACTTCGACATTTACCAAGACGGAAACGATGTGGTAGTAGATATTTACTACACGTTTGGATTTATGGAATCTGAACTTAGAGAGATTTACGATGCGCTTTATGCGTACAATTACGATTTTGAATATATAGAAATATGAGGACATACGAAATATTAATAACTACACCACGCCAACAGCCTACGAACCAATCTGAATATTTAGATTTAATAGACGATATGGTTAGCTTAGGTTATATTGACTCTGAAATGGGAGCGACTGGATATGTTTTTGAAATTATTGTAACTGACAGTATGGGCGATTTGAGGACTATAAAAGACGAAGTAAGAGATATAGTAGACTATTACGGATTAACACTAGCTGACATATACGAAATATAATGAGCGCAACTAGAATCATAGAAGACTACCTACGTGATAACGACTTATCTGAAGTTGTTATGCTTGTCTACTTAGACGAGTTTAGCTCTATGCCTTCTGCAAAACTAATGGACGTAATGTCGTTAGCAAGCGACCTAGTTTACGAAAAGGAGTATGACAGAGCGTTGGATCAACTTGACATAGCGTACACACTAGCCGAGCGTGAATACGGACGAGGGCTAGAAACCGATTTAATTGACGAAATAATAACATATATCTAATGAATAAAGACGACATAGTAGTATGGTATAGATTTTATCTATGGGACGGAAAGTCAGTAGATAAATCTTTTGAGCCTTTAACTTACAGCTCACACCGAAATTTTGTAGA